TCTGGTTTTGAACTGTAAAAAATCCGTAGGTTTATACGCACCCGGATGAGGTCTTACCATGATAGTGCGATCGGTATATTTGCGTATATCGGAAATTTTTTGTTGTAACCACACTAATGGATCTAGGGTTTTCATAGCAAATCCTCCATCACGTTGCATACAGATCAACACATGCCCGCCTGGATTGTTTTGTGGCGGTGCTAGTGAAATTCCCAAGGCTTGGCTGATCTCTTGCCATTTGCTGCTGTCGCTGTTGTGATTGGCATATTGTGCTCGATCATAAAAAGGACCGTCCAAACTGTATCTCAAGTAGCTGCTGGCATTGTCTAGGTATTTCCAGCAGCTGGCATCGATGCACATGGTATGATTGCCATGTAGTCGTTGTTGAGCTATGATCTCTTTACGTAATGCTATGTTGGCACCGCCGGTGTTGGTGGTAGCCCAGCCCAGTATCACTGCCAGGCGACTGGGCGTGTACTTGTGTGATGTTTCGAGCACAACCGAGTGGCCACTGTTGGTCACTCCAGCTGCAAAACTTTCAAGACACTGTGTTTTTCTGATGTGTTTTTTGAAATTGGCCACACTGGACACATAAACTACTACATCAACCATCGTTGAGTATTCTCCAAGCAGTACCGTCACGCATTTCTGATTCGGTAAACTGACAATAGGCCAGGTGTCTTGCCCACGCAGAGATCTCGTCGAGACTGGGACGTTTGATTGTTTCTATTTCGGCAATACTGGTGCTACAAACTGCTGCTGCGGCATTAGGCCCCAGTGTGATTGCCGGCTTGCCAAACAAGATGGCTTCGCCTGCTGCAATACTGCTGTAGGTGATCAAGCAGTACACATCTTGACTCAAGGCCATTTCTATTGTGTCATCATTTATGCGAGTGCTGCGGCCTTGCTTGCGACGTACAACAACTTCTCTATCGGTGTGTGCTCCGATCTCAGCTAGGGTTTGATTGAGCCAAGTCTCCAAGTCAATATCGTACAAATTTAATAATTTTTGGCTGGGTGGTGCCAGTAATATTTTACTACCCTCGGCTCGTACTTTTTTCAAACTGACACCGGTACCATCCAGTCGATCTGAGGGTCGCTCTCTAACTGGTCCAAAATTTTGCACGTCATTGCGTGTGATACGATGATAGTTTTTCTTTTTTCCGTTGCCAAAATAGCCAGTGTCAATGTAATAAAAATCTCTGCCATTGGCACGGCAAGTGTCCATTTGTTTGCGTTTGGTTATGCCGCGCAGCACCGCAGGTGTGTTTGTGTTTTCTTCTTTTGACCAGGTACTGATTTGGCCGCCAGCACCTTGAACAAAACTTTGTAATGTGGGGTCGTACATGTGGCCTTTCCTTTCATATCTATACTCGCTGTCCAATGCCACTACACGGTCAACTGGTAATTCAGCAATCTGCTGCACGAGAGACTGTTGTGTTACTCCGTAATATAATCCCGCAGGATCCACACGGTATTTCAAAATGTCATCAAACAGTTTTCTTATTTCCGGAACAACCATGTCTAATGCATGGGCCACTGGCAGTGGCAGCGATTCTAATTCTTCTTGATCCATTATTGATCTGTCCTTTGTTGACAGTGTTCTGTCAGGGTGCGTTCCTCATGCCAGTGTTCATTCATGGGAGTGTGTTTGAATTCATCAAAGCATGGTGTGCCCAGTGTGTAATGCAACAGTTTGGCATTGGGATTGGGCCCGTATTCGTCTGGCAACCAGTTCCATTCAGGAGGCAGCTCTCCCAGGCGGCTGTCATCTATCCAAGAAAACCTGTGCAAGAAAGCACCTGTTGATTTTTGTACAAATTCAGGATCAAGCTGTCTGTTGCGTATGGCATTGCAATTCCACAATATCACACTAGACCAGTTTTTGCGTGGATAGTCTTCGTTTGGGCTGCCTAGGTATTTTTCTTTCATTCGTGTCTTGTAGTCATGTTTGACTACCATGGCATCTTTGGTGTACTGTCTGAGATCCCAGAGTTCAGCAATATCTCCACGCACAATCATGTCGCCGTCGATGAAGATTGCCCAACCTTGGTATTCCATCAAGTACGGTACTAGAAATCTTGTATAGATAAAATGGTTTGATCCATCAGTGTGTGTTTCTGCGTAATCTCGGAACAGATTCAGTGCTACTGGCACTATGGCCACTGGGCGACTGCTGTTGCGTATGATTGAATTCACACAGGTATGATAAGCTATGGCTTCTCTAGGATCGTATCCTACAAAAATAGGAATTGGTTTCATAATCTTGTGATGTCCTCTTCTACACAATTGTCTCCGTACTGTATTTCGATCAATCGTAGTGGTTGATCTGTTTCGTTACACAGTTGATGCCATTCATTTAGATCAATCCAACTGTGTTGATGTTTTGTCAATTGGTCTTTGATATCTCGATCAGTGCCGGAATCCAGTGTGTACACTGTGGCTTCGCCCTCGGCTACAAACCAAAATTCTGCTCGTTGGGCATGCCGTTGCATGCTCAAACATGTTTTGGGCATGACAGTGAGTTCTTTGACTTTGGTGTGTGTGCCCACTTCGTGCAGCACATGATAATATCCCCAGGTTCTTTCAGTTTTCATGAAGATATTTATAGGCGTAGATTACACCTGGATATCTTCCATGCCTGCAGTTCTTAGCCGGACCACATGCCCCATCTGCCACTGTTTGGTATCTAGGCCTTTCATGATACCCAGCCAACGATTACGTAGGTATGCCACTTCGTTGATGATGGTTTCGTAATCAATAACTTCATCTTCGCCTTCCACATACTTTTCTGCATCTCTACTGGTCAAGGCACGGGCATAGCCTTCTAGATATTTTTGGAAATGTTTTCTGCGTATTTTACGCAGTTGTATGTTGAGATAGTTCAACACAGCTTCAATTTCTTGCAGCTGATTGAACCGTTGTTCGGTAATGCCCGGCAGCGCAGTGATGTTTTTTTCTACTACTCCAACAATCTTGCAGTCTTTTTTGGCATCCTCAAGCTCACGCTCGTAGTGACTGATAAAGTCTGGAATAGCAGTCAAGCTGGCTGTTACGCGACTGTACCACATTAATTTTCCCAATCGTCTTCGTGGTAATCCTCTTCTTCCTCAACTTCGTCCTCTTCAGTATAATCTTTGTCATTGTCAAGATATGCTGTGAGAGCACGTTTGATATCAGGGTCACCTTTGAAAGTGTCTTTTATATCATCTATATCACAGTCGTTGTCATACAAGATAGCCACCACTGTTTCGGCTGCTTCGTCTCGATCCACTGTGTTTACATAACGTTTGAGTTCTGACCAAATTTCACTGGCCACTGCTACTGCTTCATTCATTCTGCTGTCTCCTCGACGGTACTTACCTCTTCTTTGTGGTTAGCAAAATCTGTCATGGCACGATCCAAACAACCTTCTTCATTGGCTTCCCACTTTTTGCGGAACTTCTTGATGATCTCACCATCACTGGTCACAAACACCAGGCTGTTGCCTTCTTTCTTTAAAAGACTGCGCTTCTCCATGAGATCCACCATGCCCGAGTAAGGACTCATACCTGTCTCATAAGGAATCTTGACCTGTACGCCTTCAAAAGGTTTTGAGTAACGTGTTTTCATGATCTTGCAAGCAGCACGGATGCCCATGACGTCAGAGATCTTGTTGCCATCTTCGTCCTCTTTGAGCTTGAGTTTCTTCATGGCAACCACGATACTGCTGGCATAGATGAATCCTTGACCGCCTGAGATCTTGTCATCTGGATCAAACATGTCTTGGCTAGCGTATGTGTGATTGGTACAGACTAGACCCACATTGTAACTGCCGAACATGTTGACACAGTTACGAACCAAGGCTGTGAGTGCTTTGGGTTTACGACCCATGTCACCTTTCATGTCTCCGGCTTCGAACTGGTTAACGTCTGTGGGTGTCAACAACATGCCCAATGAGTCAATGACCCACAGCACTTTCATACGTTCTTCATCTGGCAGTGCTTTGTAATCAATCATGAATGTGGAAATAGCCTTAGCCACATCATCAATCATGCTCATGTTAAGTTTGAGCAACTTGGCCGGATCAGTATTAACACCAAGAGCATGTAACCAAGATTCGTCTAGTGCGTTTTCTGTGTCAACAAGGATGACAAAAATACCTTGCTCTTGTGCATTTTTTATAATGTTGCCGGAGCAGATGTAACTTTTGCCTGCACCCGATTCTCCAGCAAACACTGTTACCTTGCCCAATGGAATACCTTTGTTGAAGTCTCCCGAAATGAGATAATTCAATGCATGATTGCCGGTACCAATCCAATCAGTAGGGTCATTGAATCCGATACTCAAGCCTTCAATGCTTTTGGTAATGTCCTTGCGGAACTTTGATATGTCAAATGGCTTGGCCATATATGTCCTTATTGTTCAATTTTTTTACGTCTAAGAATTTCCTTTACCCGAGTAATCCGTGGCGTTGTTTTTTGTAAAAAATACACAAACATTTTGTCAGGTACTCGTGATAAGAAAAAAGGGAGGATTGCATGGATACAACTTGTAATTCCAAGCAATATTAAATACAAACCACTTAAAAATCCAAATTTTAAATGATCTGAATATTTTTCTTCAACTTGTGATAGATGTTGAAAGTTTAATTTTAACATTTTCAATCAATAATCTTTTGGGTTTCTAAGCACAACCAAGTTGGGATCTTGCAACACATATTTTATGCCATCGTTACCGTCGGTCTGTAGAGTTTCAAATTCTGGCTCACAAGCGAAATCCAACAAGACTTTTTTAATGTCGTTGGCCAATTTGTTAAACGAATCAAGCACTGGTAACTTATGACTAATTACAACAATCTTATTAGTTTCAGAGTTGTGATGTAAAATATAATCATCAAAATTAATTTGTTCTGTCCAAACAACATTCAAAATATGATCGTGCAAATCTGTCATAAAATAACCATTGATTTTTTTTCTTCCTTTGTAATGAATCTCGTTGTTTTCTTTTACTACTAGATCTGTTGTATTATAAAAGCCATCAAAAGATGTGTCAACCTGTTCCGAAATACTAGGAGTCTTTACCCAAAGATTATTTTGTTCATCAATGCGATACTCAACAAACGGACATGGTTGTCCAATATTTCTCTTGTGAAAATCGTCAAATTGAGTGTATACATCATGTACAAACACCGGCATTAACACTTCGTTGTTGCCAAACATTGATCGAATTCGTTTACCATTATTGGAAAAAAACCAGTCAGACAGACCGGGACCCAGCGGAGCTCCTCCTGTCAGCAACTCAACTCCGGCAAAATTTGGCGATAGATGAAAGAGTTCATGATCTTCAAGCAAGGTTAGAATCTGCTGAAGGGTATTGGCTTGATTTATAAACAGTCCAACGGTATCAATAACGCCTCGTTTGCAAAACATAATCAACTCAAGTATATTGGAAATACTATAGATTTTGCAACCAGCCAGAGTTGGAGATATCACCATCGCGGCAGCCATGCCAATGTGGTTAAGATTAGGATAGGCTGAAAAACTTTGGCCAGGGTAATAAAAGAAAGTACAACATTTTGATGCAGCAAGAAATGTCCTGGCTGTGTGTTTTACTTCTTTAGGAGTGCCTGTAGAAGAACCGCTGGTTTGTCCTACTAAAAAAAGAACATCTAGATCAATAATTGCTTCTTGATATCTGGGTAACTGTGTTTCTCGAAATACCTGATCAATCATAAAATATTTCTTATCGTCTTTATCAAAGAAATTTTCACAGCTTCTGCCAACTAGTACTGCATCAACTTTTTGTGATAGATTTTTTACGGCTTCGTTATTTTTTGAGCAGGTATGCACCAGTACCTTGTTTTCTAAACAGGCATAAGCCAACGCAATTGTGTTGAGATTAAGATATTCTTGTATTACAATTTTTTTAATATTATTTTTAGACAGCCAGTTTTTCCACCATTGTATGTGTTGGAGCAGGCTATCTTTGTCATGTCTATCCAAATTTAGATTGTAAACAATTGTTGACTCGTGTATTAGAGTCAACGAACTGTGTTTAGATTTTAAAAATTGATCAATTTCAGACATTAATAGCCTTGCTCTTTACAATATTACTTCTGTTGGCGTGAACGAATCATGGCCAAAATGTCCTGTGTTTTGCTGTCAGCAGCAGGCTTGGCCACAGGAGCAGCGGCTGCTGCTGGTTCGTCATCAAAGCTGTCAGCAGGTGCTGCCTTGCTTGGGGTGGCCACTCGCAATGCAGGCTTGGCAACATCTTCGTCCACATCAGCAGGTGCTGCTGCGCCGCCGGGTGCATTCACACCTGCAGGACGGAAATATTGTCCCCAACGCTCTGTATCGTAGGGTTGTCCATCTACTGATGCTTCAAACATTTCTTTCATGACCTTGAGTTCCACATCTGTGGGCTTCTTGGGCAAGAATGAGCTCAAGTCAAACAAGCCATGTGCTTCCACTGCGGTTTGTTCTGCGTCAGTCAGTGCCGATTCTTTTCTAGCCCACTTGCTGCTGTTGTAGTCAGCAAAGCCACCTTTTTGTGTTTTGCTGATGCGGAAGTCCAGACCGCGCATCATGTCAGTTGGCAATTCTTCCAACTCAGGATCCATCAATGCACCCTTGATCAAGGTAAACAGCTGAGGTCCAATGATGAACTTGCGGATGGGATTGTCCGGAGTTTTGTCTTCGGAGATGGGATTCTCACGCACAAAACCTTGAAACAGGTAACTGCGTTTTTTCCAATACTTGCGACCCATATCTTCAAGGCTCTTGTCCTTGAACCAAGTTCGAACTTCTGCCAGCACCGGGCAGGCGTCTCCCCACATTTCCACGCAGGGCACTTGTACGAATACTTGTTTTGATTCCATCTCTCCTT